GGTAAGACGTGGCTCCTACGCACGCTCGATCCGGCGTCGACGCTGTTTATCGATGTCGAGGCTGGTGACCTGAGCGTGCAGGACGTGGCAGTCGATACCTACCGCCCGCGCAATTGGCCCGAATGTCGAGACCTCGGCGTCTACCTGGCTGGCGCCAACCCCGCTGTGCAAGCCGATGCGGTCTATGGCGAGAGGCACCTCGATGCTGTGATCGACCAGTTCGATAACCCCGAGGGGACGGCCAAGTACCGCACCTACTTCTTCGACTCGCTCACCGCCATGGGCCGCCTGTGCTTCGCCTGGGCGAGCCAGCAGCCGGAAGCGTTCAGCGAGCGTAGCGGCAAGCGCGATCTCCGTGGCGCCTACGGACTCCACGCCCGCGAGATGTGCGCCTGGCTGATGCACCTGCAGCAGGCGCGCGCGGTTAACGTCGTTTTCGTCGGAATATTGGAAACCGTCATCGACGACTTTAATCACACCGAGCACCGGTTGCAGATGGAAGGTAGCCGCACCTCACGCGAGCTCCCGGCCGTCGTCGATCAGATCGTCACATATAACTGGGTCACCTTCGCCGGCGACGATATGCCGACGCGCACCTTCGTATGTACTTCGCCGAATCCCTGGCAATTCCCGGCGAAGGACAGGAGCGGCCGCCTCGACCAGCTTGAGCCGCCGCACCTTGCCAAGCTGTTTAACAAGCTCACGAGGCCCGGCGGCGACCTCGTCGAATTCCCGGCCGCCAAAGCAACCCCCGAAGCAACTACCGAAACAACTACCGATCTAAAGCACACAGGAGGCTCTCATGGGAGCATTTGACTACAATACCGCCGACGGACAGCGCGACCTCGACGTCATCCCGAACGGAACCATCGCGGTTCTCCAGCTCAATATCCGGCCCGGTGATGCCGGCGAGGATGGTATACTTAGGCGCAGCAGGGACGGCGGCTGCGAGATGCTCGACTGCGAATTCGTCGTGGTCGAAGGGCCGCATGCCAAGCGCAAATTCTTCAGCAACATGGTGCTCTCGGGCACGACCGATGGTCATGCGCAGGCGGCGGACATCGCCCGCGCCCGGCTGCGGGCGATTCTGGAGTCGGCGCGGGGTATCAAGCCGACCGACGTGTCCGAGAAGGCGAAGAAAGCGCGCGTCGCCGAATACCGCGACTTCGACGGAATTCGCTTTCTGGCGAAAATCGGCATCGAGCCGGCGAAGGGCGAGTACAAGGCGAAGAACACCATCATTACGGTGATTACGCCCGATATAAAGGACTGGCGGCCGATCGAACAGGTCGAGCAGCCGGCCGCACATGCGACGCCGGCGGCGGTGGCGCCCGCCAGCAAGACGATCGTCAAGCCGACGTGGGCACAGTAATGGCGCGCCGCCGCATGCAAATCCGCTTCCCGGTCGCGAGCGCGATCGAGGACGCTTGGCAGCGGCAGGCCACCCGCGTTGCCATCGAGAAGGCCCGTGCCGTCGTCAGCGGCGGCGCGGTGCCCCCGATGACGCCGGTCGGACGACTGACCGACGTCGAGTGGGGATGGATCGTCACCGCCATCCTGTTCGGCTGGATTAGCGAGCGCGCCACGCAGGCGACCAGCAACGGGCTCGATACGGAAAAGACGATTCGCGACATCAGCCTCGTCGAGCCTCGCCCGTGGGACGCCGGGGCGATCGGGGTGATTCTGCCGGAGCTTGCCGACGCACCGATCGACTGGACCGCGCCCCTGTCCGAGCTCTCGCGCGACGAGATGATCGCCTTTCTCGGTGCGGCCTACACGCTGATCGACAAGGCAATGCAGGCGCGCGAGTTGGGCGGCAACACGATCACCAGAAAATCACCGGATGGCACAGCGGTGATCGCGGACGCGGATGCGTTCGTTTCGTTCTGACGATCATTCGAACTGACGGCGAGGGGACACCATCATGACCAAAAGAAAGGAAGCCTTTCATGATGAATACCAGAATGAATACCAGCGGGAGTGCGCGGCCGAGCGCAAGGTAGCCCACGAGCTAATCAGCATTGGCTACAGGGCTCTGGCTAAGGAGCTGCATCCGGACACGCCGCACGGTGACCGTGATGCCATGATCCGCCTCAACCGCGTGTGCGACAAACTCAAGCATTCGATCTGAAAACCTACCGGCCTGACAGCCCACCTGACTCGTAATCGCATCATGCCCGTCGACTTCAACCGCACCGAAGCTTCCGCCGCGCCCGCGAGCATTGCCATCAATGCGGTGCTCGACGCCGGCGCGCGGGCCGAGGCGGAAAAGACGCGCAATTACCTCGGCGCCAGTGCGGTCGGGCATCCGTGCCTTCGTAAGGTGCAATTCGACTGGATGTGCGACCCGGTACATCCCGCACGAATTCGCGACATTTTTGCGCGCGGACATTTTTTCGAGCAGCAGACCCGCGAACACTTTGAGCGGGCCGGGTTTCGGTTTGCGGAAAAGGACAGGCTCGAATTTGAGACTCTCGATGGCTGGCTGCGTGGCCACGCCGACGGAATATTCCTCTCCGGCCCGAAAATTCCCGGCGTCACCTATCCGGCACTCTGGGAGCATAAGGCGATCAACGCGAAGGGCTGACGATCGCTGGAGCGCGACGGCCTGGCCAAGAGTTATCCGCAGTACGCCGTCCAAGTCGCACTCTACCAGTTCCATCTCGGTATGGGGGCGGCGCCCGCAGTCTTCACCGCTACCTGCGCGGATACGTGTGAGCGGCTCCATATCCTCGTCCCGTTCGATGCGGAGCTGGTAGCGGCGACGGTTCAGCGGGTGGAACTGATCGTCAACGCCACGCGTGCCGGCGAGCTGCTGCCGCGCATGACTGACGACCCGAACAATTGGAAGTGCCGGCTGTGCGGTCATCGCGAACGATGCTGGCGAACATGAGGAGGAGAGACTGATGGCTTTCGCAATCCTGCAGGAACAAGAAGGAAGGCAGCATTGGGTGCGAAAGAACGGACCCTATGCGGAGACGTTTACTACCGCATTCCCCACAATCCGCCCGCCGACCGCCGGTCTGCTCTATGCCGACCGTGAAACGGCCGAGCGCGATGCGGAGGGCTTTCGACAGCAGAATGCTCGTGATGTCGAGGCGACGAAGCGGACGAGCAAAAATAAGACCGTGCCGGCGACCTACAGCGTCGTGCCGATCGAGTGACCGTATGATCGACGTCGGCACCGAGGAGAAGCTGGAGAAGCTTGTGCGGCTGCTGTCCTCCGACAAGGAGGGCGAGGTCGTTGCGGCCGCGCATGCGATCAAGCGCACCCTCGCTAATGCCGGCAGCGATATCCACGAGCTGGCCGACCGCATCAGGGGCGGCAAGCTCTCCGAATCGGAGATGCGCAAAATCTACGACGCCGGCTACGAGGCCGGGAAGGACGAGGGCGCGGCGGAGAAGGGCTTCAGCGATACCACCGCCGGTCCGTCCTGGCTCGCGATGGCGCAATACTGCGCCGAGCACGACAACGGCGGAGCGCGAATTCATCGACGACATGACGCGCTGGTGCATGCGCCGGGAGCCGACCGAGAAGCAGGGTAAGTGGCTGCACCTCCTCTACGTGAGAATAGGGCGGCGGCGATGACGGCGATGAGAACAGGGGCGAAGAAGAAGCCCACGACGCTCAGCGGCGATCTTGCGCACCTGCCGCCCGCGCTGGCGCCGCTAGTTACCATCGACCACTGGGTCATATGGCGCTGGGAGTGGCGCAAAGACGGCTGGACCAAGCCGCCCTACATAGCCGCGCCCGGCAGACGCGCGCACGCCAAGAACAACGATCCGGCCACATGGTCGAGCTACTCCGCTGCGCTCGCGGCTGTGCAGACCGCTAGGTTCGACGGTATCGGATTCGCGTTGCTCGCGACCTCGTTCGACGTCGTCGATCTCGACAACTGCGTCGACCCCGCGACCGGCGAGCTGGATGGGTGGGCCAGGGCCTGGGTCGATACCGCGAACGGAGCTTATGTCGAGCGCACACCCTCGGGCACGGGATTGCGCATCATTTGCAGCGGAGGCGCCGGCGCCGAAAAGCTGCACCGGAAATGGCCGATCAAGGATACGACGCGTGAAAAGGCGCAGATCGAAATATATCGGAATTGCGAGCGCTATATCACCATTACTGGCGTCCAGATCGGCGAGTGCAAGGAGCTCGGGCCCGGGGGAGGCCTGCTGGAGAAGATCAGGGCGCAATACGAGGCACGATTCGATAACGGCGGCGGCGAGGCCGGCTTCGACTTCAACCGGGCCGGCGCCCAGGCCGACACCGGCAAGATCGACTACGACGACGTGATTCAGAACGGGGCACCCGCCGGTACCGACGCCAGCGCGCTCTTCCATTCCGTCATCGGGCACCTGATCAGTAAGGGAATGTCGCTCGACGAGATCGTGGAGGAGTTGGGCCGATGGCCGAACGGAATCGGCCAGCGTTATGCCGGGCGGCTGCGACAAGAGGTCAAGCGATCGCTCGAAAAGTGGAAGATCAAGCAGCGTATCGCCCTCGAGCATATCACGCCGCACCCGAGCGAGCCCGAGGAGCCGATGGAGTGGGACGAGATGACTCGAAAGGGCGTCCCGCGCTCGACCACGACCAATACCCGGCGAGCGCTACGAGCGCTGGGTACCGACTGCCGGTACGATCGCTTTCACGACAAGCTACTGGTCAATAACGAGCCCAACGCCAATCTTGATCATATCGCGCTGATGCTGCGCATGAAGGTGCACAAGGCCTTCCGGTTCGACCCGAGCACTGGAATCACGATCGAGGCGCTCATCCAGCTTTGCAAGGAAAACGAGTTTGATCCGGTCGCGGACTATCTCAACGGCCTGACCTGGGACAGGACGCCGCGTCTCGACCGCTGGCTGGTGACCTACCTCGGCGCCGAGGACAACGAGCTCAATCGCGAATTCGGCTGCATCGTGCTGGTCGCAGGAGTGCGCCGCGTCCGACGCCCGGGCGTCAAGTTCGATCCGATCATCGTGCTCGAAGGGCCGATGGGGACGGAGAAATCGAAGGCGATCGAGACCCTGGCCGGGATCGAGAACTTCAGCGACCAGACCATTCTCGGCGCCCGCGACCGCGAGCAGCAGGAGCTGCTGGCCGGCGTGTGGCTGTTTGAGATCGCTGAGCTGAGCAATATCCGCAAGACCGAGGTCGAACATATCAAGGCGTTCGCCAGCCGGACCCACGACCGTGCCCGGCCGGCGTATGGCCGCACCCGGGTCGACCAACCGCGACGCTGCATTCTGTTCGCGACCACCAATGACGATCGCTACCTGAAGATGGCCGACCGCCGATTCTGGCCGGTGCGGACGACCACTATCGACATCGGGGCCCTGAAGCGCGACCGCGATCAGCTGTGGGCCGAGGCGGCGCAGAGAGAGCGTGAGGGAGCTTCGATCGTGCTCGATCGTAAGCTCTGGGGTACGGCGCGAGTCGAGCAAGAAGCGCGGGAAGAGCAAGACCCGTGGGATGATGTGGCCGAGACGATCGGAACCGTCGAGCAGGGTGAAGAGCGAGTCTCCAGCACCGATCTCCTGGGTCTGGTGCTCGGAATCAACGTCGGTAAGCAGCGCGATATCGACCACAAGCGCCTTGGTCGGT